CTCTGAAAACTCAAAACCAATAGGCTCTATTCTCTTTAATTCTAATCTAGCACTTATGTTATTGAAAGAATAAAGGTAGTTAATTACCTCTTCTAATGACTTCTGCTTAGTGTTAATATATGTATTCTGAAATAACTCACTAGCATCTCTCAACTCTGCTCTGCCCCCTAATTGGCCCTCAGTTTTGATACCAAATAGCATAGGACTAGTAATCTTATGTCCTGTAAAAATCTCCTGCTGCACTGACTTATTTAATAGGTCAAAATGCTTATCTAATTCGGTTCCTGATAAGTCAATAATAGAAGGCTCATTCTCTTTAGAATCATTGAAAGCTAACATAAATTTACCTGCATTTTTACTGCCACTAAACTTACTTTGGAATTGTCTTTCTATTCTATCCTGCTCTTCTTGACTTACTCTACCCTGGTTAAGGTTAATTAACTTAGAAGAGAACATACCATTATTGATAGTGTTCAAATGATACTCAGCAATACTGATATCTAACTCAATATATGTAATACAACCTCTATAGTCAGGTAAAGAATAGGTATTAGCACCTGCTCTATATTCTTTAAAGTAAATGATTTGGCTCCCTTTAGCATTTTTAGGGTCAAATGCAGGATAAGTAGTATAAATAGGATTAGAATTTACACTATTATTTTTAATCCACTCATCTGACACATAAAACTCACTATTCTCAGCATTTGTTCTAACCTTATAGTAGTCTATATGATATATTTCAGCAATTTCTCCTGTAGCCTTAGTCCAATTAACCTGTAAATAATAGCCACCAAAAATACTTAAATCTGTAGCTATTTTTTTAGTTACTTCATTAAGACTTTCATTATCTTTATTAACAGAATCAATAAGACCATATACTTTAGCCTTTTGAATTTCATTGTCTGATTTAGCTTCCCATCCATTACCACAGATATAGTCTACCTTACCTGTTATAATAGCATTATTTTTAGCAGAGTTATTGTATATCCTTAACAAATAGTCAGGGTAGTCATTTCTCTCTCCATAATATATCCAATTTTTACCTTTTACTTCTTTGTAAATAGGCAAAGGTACCTGGTCAAACTTTAGTAATTTAATCATATAGTATATGCTTTATATTCCCCATCATATCCATTATATCTAGAATAATCTGTGGGGTTTGAATCTTCTAACTTTAATAACTGCATCCTGCCCATAGTTAATATATCATTACTACCCACCTCATATATCTCATAGGTATAAAACCCTGATTGAGTGGTACCAAAATTAATATAATAGGCATCTATAATATTTCCTGAGTACATGAATAGTGAATACCTCTCCTTATGTGAGGATATATCCATTCCTTGCCATTCCACTACTTCACTAGTAGTTTCATTGATAAACTTAAAATCAAATACAACAGAGGTGCTTAAATCACTTAATTTTAAAGCAAATGTCTTAGCATCTAATTCCCCTACAGAGTACATTGTAATCATATAACTAAATATAAATATCTAGCCCCTTGTACAAAAAAAAAGAGAGACTGCTCAAGTCTCTCTAAATTTCAATAATTTTAATGTTCACTGCCCTTATAAGGCACTCAATAGTCTGCATTGGAAAAACCCAAACCAACTAACTAAAACCAATACTAGTCTAAAGGAATAGTACCTGTATAAGAAGCAGCTAACTCTTTCTCATTACCTGTGAAGGTAATTGTGTAACCATTTCTATCTCCAAATGCAGTACCTGTTGCAGAGCCACCACCTGTGATGTCTAAGCCATTGTCCTTACCTAGAATCCATTTAGTACCATTGTTATCTTCTGCGATAGCAACTAAACTATTTTTAGCTAGTAAAAGGATTTCATTCCTGGTATTAGTCTGCATTTTGTTTAGAATTACTTCTAAAGTAGTAGCATAAAATACTGAGCCATTTTGAACATTAGCATTAATTGCTTCTGCAAAGTTACTACTTTCTTTTATTAAATCATACTTCCAAAAGTATTTACCTGAATCCATTGTAACATCAGTATAAACACCTGCAGAACCTGTCCAAGTAGCTACATCTGCTACAGATGCAAAATAAACTGCTTTTAAGCCTCCGATGCTATCTCTACAATCTAGAGTATAATTTTGTGTTAATCCACAAGCCATATCGTTATTTTTTAAAAGGGTAAAAAGAGCAGGGAAAATCCCTGCTCCAAATTATATTAGTATGCGAAACTCATCATAGCAACTTCCTCTGCGAAAGCAAAGTTTACTGCTAATTTGAATTGGCAATTAAATCTCATTTCATCTGCTTCTTTAGCATAGAACAATTCGTATTTGTCTTGCTCATTTAACATGTCTGTACCTAAGAATAAGTTAGACATTGAGATAGCTACTGCGAACTCAGATGTTTCTGTAGGAGTATTCAAACCATTAACACCAATTAATTTAATGTTAGTAGCAGGAATCATTAACTCCATAGAGGTAGTATCTGCAGCATAATGGAATAAGTTAGCATTCTTTAATGCAATAACATAGTTTCTGAAAGTTTTAGAACTTACAAAGATAACCACATCATCTTTATCTAAGATTGCAGGAGCAATACCTGAATACAAAGCATCAATGTTAGCAATAACATTTGCTACATCAAATGAAGCATCTCCATTTAAAGGAGTAACTGCAGGTACACTTGAAGCAATACATTGCTCAATAATACCATCAAACTGAGAAGCAACCTGGTAAGCAGCAGGAGTTGTAATTGCACCTCTCCAAAGAGCAGTTTCAATAGCAGCACCAATTTTAGCAGCTTTAGCAGCAGTAATGTCATTAGCAAAAGCTAAATAATCATAATAAGAACCTTCTCTCAATGCTTTTTGAGTATACTTAGCCTCAAAATCTTTTGTACAAAATGCTTCTTGAATTTTGATTTTACCTACTGACAAACTTCTTTGTGAAATAGATGTTTCTCCATCAGGAGTAAAACCACATGATGCACCACTTTGCAAAACTGCATCTGTGATTAATCTGTTAATTGTCTCAGAAGATTTAATACCTACCTGAACATTTCCTTTAGCTTCAATTAAACCTGCAGTCTTTGATGCAAAAACTGCTTGTGTAACTAATAATGCTTCATTTTCTTTGACATAACCTGCCAATCCTGTTAAATCTAAACTCATTTTCTTATTTTTTTAAACTTTTAAACGATTCTTGTAACTTTGTATAACTTTTATTTTTGTCTTCCTTGTATACTTTTCGGAAATTATTAGCTTTTTGGATAGGCTCTGCAGATGTTTCTGTAGATAACTCTTCTAAAACTGACATAGACATCTTTAATACAGAAGACATTGTCTCAGTATTAGCTATCATTTGCTCCATTTTAGATGCCATTTCCTCAACCTTAGCAGATAATTCAGCTAAACTTGCTTCCATTTCAACCATTTTAGGGTCTACTACATCTGTAGCAGGAACCATTTCAGCCATTGGCTCAGCTTCTACTACCTCTTCTGTAGGTGCTTCTGCTTCTTTCACTTCTGAAATTTTACCATCTTCTACTACTACAAGGATTTCTCCTGTTTCTAATTGATGTTCTCCAATAGGAGCAGGTACTTTCATACCATCTGCACCAATAACATAGATTTCAGCAGTTGCTAAGTCATATGATACAATAGTACCATCTACTAACTTACCTTCTACTAAAGCAAATTCAGTGCTATTCTCTGTGAATAACAATTTTTTGATTTCTGTTAATGCTTCTTTTGCGTTCATAATATTAAATATATTGTTTTTGTTAATGTTCAATTTGACTTAAAATTTTTATTACCTCAGACATTATAATGTCATCTTTAGTCATAACATTTGGAGTCTTTTCGTACTTAAATAAGCCTTCTACTGAGAAGCCTTTAAAGGTACCATCTACTACTTGGTTCCAAATAGCATCATTGTCTACTTTAAAGCTACCGAACCAACTTCCATCTGCAATATCACTAAAGCCTTTCATAGGATAAACACCCTTAGCCCTATCTACTAAGAAACTTTCAAACATATATACACCATCTACAGGGATATCATGCTCTATATTAACCTTAGCCTGGTAGCCTTTCTTGAAAAATCTTTGTACTATCTTCTTAATTTCCTCTGCAGTAAACACTACATAGTATTCCCCCTCATCATCTCTCCTATAAATAGGCATATCTGCTACCATTAATGGGCCTGAAACAATTCTTTCAGCTTCATTTTGTATAGCAAATTTTAACTCTAAATTAAATTTCTGTCCTATAGTACCTAACTCAGCAATAACATCTGCATTATTATCATAATGTTTAGCTATACCTAACTCTTTTACCTTCTCTATCTTAGCAGAATTACTACCTGTAGCATATACTCTGCTTTCAGGAATGCCTAAGTCTTTAGCAGTACCTAACATACCATCTACACTATCTCTAGCACTAATGATATATACTATATTGCCCTCACTTATAGAGGCTTCAGCTAACTTCTTTCCTCTATCTGTAGATAATGTATCATCATAATCAAAAGATACTTTATTAGCTGCAAAATGCTGCTCCCAAAGACTAGAACAAATGGCTACTGCTTCTTGTGAATCTTTACCTTCATCTATAATATAAGAAATACATCTAGGTAAAAACTCCTCTTTAGATTCCCCCTTATTAGGCTCTACAAAATCCTCATTAAATGCTAAAAAGTTTTTCTGTATAGCAGGAAATTCCACTAAGGCCACATAGTCTACCTCTTCTGTCCCATCCTCATCATCTGAAATGACTAATTTATATAATGGTAATTTATTGTCTTTCATATAATAGTAAATCTAAAATCCTGCTCTTCGTTCAATATCTGCTACTCTTTTTTGTGCATTAGTAATCTCAGTTTCTACTACATATGCTCTAATAGGGGGCTGATTTTGAAACATAGAGTTAATAGCAGTAACGGGGCTTTGCCCTAATGTAGGGGTATTGGTTCCTATAATAGGTGCATTCTTTCCTATGTTAGGAGCAGAAGCATCTGAGCCACCACCACCAGGGGTTTTAACTGCTAATATACTTTTAACATTTTTAATACCACCTGCTACTGCAACTCCTGCAGCAACTGCACCTAATGCAGGGCCTATTACAGGAATACCTGCTAATGATGTATAAGATTTTTGAGCAGATAGATAAGTATCAATAGTAGCTTGAGCAACTGCTGCAACTTTACCTGCTTTTGTTTCTTTACCTAATACATTAGATAAATCCCCAAATAACCCTGAGATTTTAGCTGCATTATCTAGCTTATTTTGTAACTCTATTTCATTAATCTGCTTTCTAGCATCTGAGTTTTCCTTAACTGCCTTATTATATTCCTGCTCAGTTATAATACCTTTATCAAAAGAGTCTTTTAATGCAGCATCTTTTTTATCTAGTAAGTCTCTTTGAATTTGGAAACTTTTATCTGCTATACTTATCTCATAATCTAGGTCAGATAATTGCTTTTCTAGTCTAGTTTTATTTTGATTATCAGTTATAATACCTAACTCTACTGCTTCTTTATCAGTTAATGCCTTTTTTAATACTAACTTTTGTGCAGCAGTATACTTCTCATTGGCATCAATCTCTTTAAATTGAGCAGCATAGTTATCTTTTAAGGTTTGTATTTCTTTAGCATTAGCATCTTTAATAGCTAGTGCATTAGTTTCTTGTAATGTTTTATTTAAGGCATTCTGAAATGCTAACTCATCTTCAGCTTTCTTTTTATTAGAAGCCTTTTTATCTTCTGCAGCCTTTTTATCTATCTCTTTTACAGATAATCTATACCCTGCAGTCTTTTCTTTTAGCTTATTTAACTCAGTTTCTGCTGCTTTAATAACTTCATTACCTGTTTTCTCTACATCTTTAGGGTCAAATACATAATTTGCTAACCCCTTAGAAAAGCCTTCCTCTAAGCCAAAGTTTTTACCAAATGCTTTACCTACATTATCAATAGCAGATAGGAGTATAGTTAATGGAGCAGATATGAAACGAATAACACCCTGTAAAATGTCTCTATTTCTAGTAGCTGCATCTATCTGGGCCTTCTGAGTATTTTTAGCATTAACTAAGTTAATCTCAGCAGCCTTAATAGCCTCTTTACTTTGTGCTAACTTTAGATTAAGTATATCCTTTTCGCTTTTCCCTTGTAGTTTTAACTGATTGACACTACTATCTATAGCATCTAACTTTTCTTGCTCTACTTTAAGATTTTCCTCAGCCTGTTTGTTTAGTTTTTTCTGTTCTGAACTTACACCACTTACTAGACCTTTAATGTCATCCCAATAAGCTACTATAAGTCCTAGGGCCACTACTAAAGCACCAATACCTGTAGAAATTAATGCCTTTTTAAAGCCATCTACTCCTGCAGTTAATCCTTTAAAACTAGATTTTAATTGCTCCCCTACCTTACCTATATCTTTTAATTGAGATAGGCCCTGTGATAAAGCTAATGCTCCCTGTACTTTTAATAAAGCCTTTCCAACTGATTCAGATTGGTCTCCAAATAAAGCCATAGCTCCCTGAACTGCACTAATACCTGCAGCAGCCGTACTTGCTGCAGTAGTTAATGCTTGGAACCTACTACCAGGGTCAAATAGTTTAGCCTGTTCTGCAGCATCTCCAATAGAGTCCTTAATACCTGCTACTTTCTTAGCTGCATTAATAGCTTCCTTACTAAACTCTCCAAACTTTTCTCTAGCTTTGAATAATTCATTAGTAGCCTCTCTAAGTTGTAACTTTAAGGGTTTGACATCTACATCTAATACTATTTTATCCTCAGCCATTCTCTTTATTTAACTATGCTTTTTGTAAACCTAACTCTGCAATAACAATGTCAGAAACATAACTATTGTCAGTACCCCATCCTAAAAACTGCTCTTCAGTTAATGCAATATTACCCTCTGCTAATTGCTTACCATCTACATCACATAATTTATAATATGTAGAGCATGATACTGCAGTAGTTTGAAATGGTAATACTAGTACATCAATCTGTGTAATGGTACCTAAAATACCTGCCTTACTTGGCTTCAGTTGAATCATCTTTTTTGTCTAATAAGTTTAAAACTTCTTTTAATTGAATAAGAGCATCTGCAATAGTCTTTGCATCAGTTAAATTAAATACTCCTTTTTGAGTTGCCATGTCAAGTCCTTGACCTAAAATGGTAAATATTTGTTCGTTTGTCATAATTCAAAGATAGTAATTACATATTTGAATGTGAAACTTTACGCCATCCACTTCCATCATAAAAACATAAAGTTGCTAAAGTGGTGTTAAATACAACCATACCCGCAGAAGCAGTTAAAGCATTTATTTGTGTTGTGGTATAACTTCCTATCTTAACACTACCTGCAAATGTTGATGCACCTGCATTAGAAATAAAGAAAGGTAAAGTAGATGTAGTTGTATTATAAATTCCAAATCCATTACCTAACCCTCCATCTCCATTAAAAATATAAAACCCATTACCATAACCACTAATGGCTTCTAAAGTCAAAGAGTTTTGTGAACTTCCACCTTTAAATGTTACATTACCTGATTGAGATATTCTTAATCTCTCAGTATTATTAGTATAAAACATTAATGCGCCTTGTGTTGCACCACCACCTTCATATCCTCTAATTTGTATATAAGATGCTTGACTTGTAGTTATTGCGTAACCACCTCTTAATGTTAAGTTTCCATAATCACTTGAAGCACTTGACCCTAAAATATCTCCTGCACCTGCAACTATTGTTCCTGTAGCAGTAAAGTTTCCACTTACCCTTGCAGTACCATTTACATCTAACTTGTAGCCTGCATCTGTGGTTGTTCCGATTAAAACATTTCCATTAGCTAAAAAATTAAATTGATAATTGGTATCATCTGCTGCAAATGACATAAATGTGTCTGCACTTGTTGCTCCCGATACATAATATAAACCTGCATTTTTAGTAGTTCCACTTGC